GATCAGCTTGGCCTGCGCGATTTCCTTGCGCTCCAGGGCCGAGATCGCCTCCTCTTCGTTCGGGCGTCTATATACGTGCGTGACCCACACCCAGCATGGTCGCTTCAATCTACCAACAAGCGATCAAGAACGGTTTTTGACCAAGGTTCACTGATCCTCCCGCCGTCTGCGTCACTTCGCAGAGCAATCTTGTCAACAAATTCGCACCGCAGAGACTTGCCGCCCCGCTCAAAAAACTCCGAGTTATTTAAGGAGACTGAAACATAATCGGTTTCTGCCCGCCATTCATAAACTAAAGCGACGTGCTTTGAGGTATTGGTCGCGTCATTTATATAAATGCTTCCAAGGCTCTTAAGAGATTCTGGGGTTATACGAAGTCTCAATTCCTCCTGCATCTCGCGGACCGCACACCATCTTAATGAATCACCCTCATCAGCGTCCTCCTGCCGCACATGCCCACCAGCCCAAAGCACAACTTTCTCGTGTAAGTCGCTTTGTGGGTTTGTCTCTTTGCGGATAAGACGCAGAATGTGTCCGCTTTTATTTCTTACAACGACGATAGGTAAGGCTTGCACCCTACTATGATCGCTTTCAACAAGTGATCTGGCCTTATAGCTTCCCTTGTCTCGGAAGACATTCTCAAGTTCCGTAGTACGCTCCCGCGTAAGCATCTCTTCGGTGCCGAATATTTTACTGATCTCATTTTTGTCTACGGAAAGGATTCTTTCCTCGATCTGCTCATACAATTTCGTGCGGTAGGTTTTGCCGTCTGCGGCAGTGCGTAAGGAATCCTTACTTACTGCCGACTCGGATAGTTCCCCCTCCTTAAGGCGGAGGTAGTTCACCTCTTCCTCTTGCCGCCCATCTGGTGCTCAAGCAATTCCGGGTGCTGGGCGATCAGCTTGGCCTGCGCGATTTCCTTGCGCTCCAGGGCCGAGATCGCCTCCTCTTCGTTCGGAGGATGGACCGAGTCCAGCAACTCCTCCGGCCCGATCGCGCCGGCCTTGGCGAGTTCGAACTGCAACTCCCGCTCCTCCATGCCGAAGATCGGCGANGACGAATGGCTGTCGACGCGCACCTTGGCTTTCTCGGGGATGTGAACCCACCTGAACGGGAACTGCTTCATCCCCGGCGCCGGCGCCTCCAGTTCCTCGTCGTCCGGCTTCATCAGCGCGACCACGTTCTGCGTCTCGGGCTTGAGCCACGCGACCAGCGTCTGGTTGTCCATCGCCTTGACCATCGCCAGCGCCAGTTGCGCGAGCTGCGTCACCGATGCCTCGATGCCGAGCGCGCGTTCCTTGAACCGCGGCGAGGCGTTCTGCGTGAGCGTGCGCGCGTGGCCCTGCGCCCGGACGCCGGACTCGCCTCGGCCGCGCATCACCGGCGGCATGCCGGACATGTTGTCGAACATCTCCTCGATCTTTTCGAGGCTTTCCCACATGCCCTCGGGCAGCTCCGGATAGAGCGCCTGCTGCTTGGCTTGCGGACTCGGATCGACGAAGAAGCCCCCCGGCATGTCCATCGCCGAGTATTTGTCGCGGGAGATCGCGGTCGTGCCGGTGAACAGGCGCGGCGGCTTCTCCTGCCGGCGCAACAGCCGAGCGATGCCGTCCCAGCGCGCGTTCATCTGCATCTGGAGGCTGCCGATGTTGCAGATCTCCGAGCGGCCCCAGAAATAGCCGTCCAGCTCGTTCGGATTGAACATCACGAACGGCTGCATCCCGTCCAGCGGGTTGTGCTCGCGAAAGGCCGCGGGCAGGCGGCGCATCGGGTTCTTCGGGTCGTACATCGTCGAAAAGGCGTTGCGGATCACCTCGCCGCCGGTCACGAGGACGTCGCCCACCATCTGGAACGTCGCCCAGTCGTCGGTCGTCGAGTCCTTGACCCACAATTCGTCGAGCCGGATCAGTTGCGCCATGATCTTCGGGTCGAACGTGGCCTGAGGGCCGCCGAGCCAGTTGACGATGCCGCGGTTGCTGGCCATCGCCGGCGAGTTGCCGGCCTGCTGGAACGGGTTGAGGCCGCCGAGGATGATCTGCTTCAGCGCGTTGGCACGATCGGGGCGTTCGTCTGGGCGCCCACGCTGGCCTCGCTTGGCGATGTCCTTCATCAGAGGGCCGATATTGCCGAGCGCTCGGAAGGCGTGGGCGAACTGCGACGGCGTGTAGTAGGCGGTGTGGACGAACGCCGGCTGGCGGTTGAGTTCGTTCACGTCGGGGCGCAGCACGCCCAGGAACTCGGGCTGGATCAGGTAGGGCGCGAACCCGTCATCCTCCCAGTTGAGCTTGACCGCCGCCGTTCCCTTGACCAGCCCCCACTTGGTGGCGCCCTTGGCCTTTTCGTAGACGCCGGCCTCGGACAGCATCTCGTGCAGCTCGGACGACGCGACCCGGCCCATCGCGCGCTGCGTCAGGTTGCCGCCGCCGTTGAACTTGATGCTGTAGTGCAGTTCCAGCGGCGAGAACAGCATCGCGGCGAGCGTTTCGACGTGCGCGAACGTTTTTGGGTAGGTGGCCGGATTGCCGTTCTCGTCGCCGGTCAAATAGAGGTTGCGGTAGAGGGCACCGCGCTGGATGCGCTCCTCGATGTCGGGAGTGCAAGCGCGGATCAGTTCGGCCGCCCACGGGCCGATCTTTTGGCGCGGAATGAACACGGCCCGGACGATAGTCGCGCCGCGTGAGACGCGCAATCACTCGGTGAGAAAGAGGCGGCCGGCGTTGCCAAAGGTTGCCACACCTAGGCGGGTTTGATCGGCCGCCCGTTCCGGTCCGACGCGGCGATCACGTTGACCGCGGGCCGGTCGGACGCCCGCTGCGACGCCATCGGCACGACCGTGTCCGGCGTCATGAACCTTCCGCCGACCGCCGCCTTCAGCACCGCGGCCGGAGGCAGGGAGAAGATGCCGCCCGCGGCGCTGCGCCGGGATTTCGGCGGNGCGAAGAAATTGTCGGCCAGNGCCTGCTGCTTCGGCGGCAGCTTCGGCGCCATGCTCTCCCCCTCCCGTACGTCGGAGCGGAGGTCGGTCATGCCGTGGTCCTCCATGACGATGCGCGCCGTTTCGTCCACCGCCCGCACCGCAAGCGACCCGCCGACCGCGGGGGCCTTGCCGCCACCCACATCCATGCCGCGCTTGTGCTGGATCACGCCGCAGCGCGGGCATGGCGGGTCCGGCAGCTCTGCGAGATGGAGTTCGTCTTCGGCGGACATGATGCGCTTGAACTTGTGCGCGCAGGACGTGCAGCGGAGCTTGACCAGAAACCTACTCATCAGCCTCCCCCATCGGCCGCCGGAAATACTCGGCGACCGGCTGCGTGCGCGCAGCGCTTTCCTTCTCGCGCGCCTCCGCCACCAGCCGGTTGACGGCCTCCACCGTCTCGGCGACCGGAAACACCGAAACCGGCTTGCGCACCGCGTCGGGATCGCGCCCGGCGGCATCGCGCGCCCGCAGCGTATANTTGCGGTCGGCCGGCGGCCAGACCACGCCCGTGCCGTCGGCNCGCACCGTCCAGTACATCGGCTGCCCGGTCTCGTTCCACCGCCCAGCCGTTAGCATGTCGAACTGGCCCTCGGACATCCGCATCAGCGAGGTCGAGCGCGCGAGGCAGCTCGGATCGGGGTTCTGCACCACGATGACGGCGAGNCCGCGCCCGGGAATCGGTAGGTGGTGATGAGCGGCGGGGAGGATCAAGCGGTTACGGTCTCCCGCTGCACCATGCTCTCCCGCCACCCGGCCGGCTCAAACCCGAGTTTCTGCCGCGACAGCACCGCCGCCCAGTAGGCGATCGNAATCCAGCCCTTGTGACCNTTGATCTTCTCGCGTGTCNCCCGCCAGTAAGTCAGCGTCCCGTCGGCGTCGCGCTCGGGGTCGGCGGTCGTATAGATCGGCCGGTTGCGTGGCGCGTCTTGCATGTCGCGCCAGTACGGATCGGGCTGCGGCTCGGGCGGCGGGTCGTAGTCGGGCGGAGGTGGATCGCGGGGTGGGTCGGCTTCCGCCTCGGCCGGCACGAACTCCAGCGTCTCGCCACGCTCGCCACCCGGCACCCACTCTCCAGCGGGTTCCGCCGCCTGGAACGGCTTCACCTCCGGCGCCTTGTGGTGCGGATGATCGGCGAGTTTAAGCGCCATCGGTCAGCCCCCTCTCGTCCCGCCACAGATTGTCCGGCGTCTTCGGCGTCGCCAGCACGTCCGGCGTGGCGCCCGTCGCCTCATCGACGGCCAGTTCCGCCTGCGCCGCCATCGCCTGCCGCGCGGCGCCCAGATAGCACGTCCACAGTGGCGCGAGATCGCCGATCCGCACTATCGTCGCGTCGCACGACGGCGCCCGCACGATCTGCGGTGGATAGGCGAGAACCATCACGTCCGGCGGCAGGCCGGTGAACACGCCGGCAAGACGCCTGGCGAGCGCGATGGTCGGCTTGTCGTCGATCGTCTGCCACCAGGGCTTGGGGGTTTCGCCAATCATTGCAACCCCCTTTCTTCCGCCCACGCCCGCTCCGGCGGCTTCTCCGCAACTCCCGCCTCATAGTTGCGGAAGTATTCACTGACCGCGCGATTCACGATATTCCCCTGTAGCTTGATGCCGGACTCGTCCTTGGTCACTCGCTCGTAGGTCATACCCTGCATGATCAGGCCCGGCCGTTCGTGCTGGACGTAGGCATGGTTTGCGAGGCACGCCGCCATGATGCGGTCGTCCTTCTGGTTGCCAGGAGCGCCGATCGACATGCGCTCGTTGTCCTCGATCACGTCCAGCATCTCGTCGAGCAGCGGGCGCGAGTTGACGACAAGAATGTCATTGATGTGGTTGTCGCGAAACTCGGCGAAGACCAGCCTCTTGTTGTCGAAGTTGGTGATCCAGTTCAGCACGTATCCCATCGCGGCGGGACTGTCGGGGCGCTTGTAAATGTAGTAGCGCGCGTTCGATAGGAAGTCCGACCAGTCGTCGCCCTTGGGGTTCTTCTTCGTGACCGCGCCGCGCTTCTCGGCGTTGTAGTCGGCGCGCAACTGGTCGCGCAGATGATCCAGTTCGGTCATCACCGCCTTGCCGTAGCCGCCGTTCAGTTCGACGATCGCCTGGCAGTTGCGGTAGACGCCGGCGAGGTAGGCCAGCACCCAGGCGCAATGCGCGGTCTCGGCCATGTTGTCGGCGTACTCGGCGACCTGGATGAACTTGTCGGCGTAGCAGCGCCAGACCGTGACGCAGTGGTTGTTGTTCTTCGTGTCGCGCCCCCCGGCAGGGTCGACGCCGATGATATAGCGCCCCTCCGGCATCGGGTCGGCCCAGACGCGAAGCTGGATCTCGTCCTTGCGGTTGCGGGCGGCGTCGAGCGGTTCCAGGGCGGCAGACCAGAAGTCCTTGCCCATNTAGAAGCGGAACCCCTTGTAGCCGACAAGGTTCAGCCGCTCCATGTTGTGCATGATGATGCGCGGCTGAAAATACGACTTGCCCGACAGCACGAAACTCTCTTCCGGCAGCCACGGCTGGTTCTGGTCGAGGCTGTTCTCGGACTTGCTGAGGTCCGCCGACTTCCAGCGCCGCCACGCCAGTTGCTCGGCCGTGATCTGGTGGCCGTAGCGCTCGCGCACCTCGTGGATTTTCTTCGCCTCGCGTTCGTCCGGCGGCGCCTGCCCGTAGACCGCGAACCGCGCGTCGTTGCGCTTGATCGCGTTCAGTTCCTTCGACCACCAGCCNACAAAGATGCAGCGGCAGGTGATCGGGTCGGCCTCGGCCGCCTTCCAGCGGGAATACCAGTGGTTCCGGCCGTTCGAGGTCGATTCGTAGACATAGAGTCGATCCGGGTTGTGCTCGGACATCGCCTCTTCGAAGTTGTTCAGGCCCTCAGGCGAGCCGTATTTGCTCACTTCCGACAAGATCACGATCGAGTAACCCGAGCTTTCGCCCCAGTTCTCCTTGCTCCCCGACGTGCCTGCGACCAGGAAGTTGAGCTGGCTGCCGTTGGTGAACGCCATGAAGTATTTGTTGTCGCCGCCCTTGGGTTTGAGGCCGAACGCCGAACCGAAATAGGTCGGCGGGATGCTGTCGATGATCGAGCGGATCACTTCGCGGAAGTCGTCGCGGGTCTTGTCCTGGTCGACCACCAGCGCTCCCTTCATCTTCGGGTGGACGGCCAACCAGAAGATCAGGATGATGACGAACACCGTCGTCGAGCCGAGCTGGCGGGACTTGGATACGTAGAACTTGTGGACGCTGTCATCCAGCCCCTTGGCGATTTCTTCGAGGATGCGGGTCTGGCTGCCCCAAAGTTCGACCTTCGTGCCACGCTCGCCGGGCTTGACGCTAGCCTCGCGGCTGACGATGCGCAACTGGTCGGTGAACCGCGCCAGCAGCTTGCGCCAGTCGGGTTTCTTAGCCATGCGTCCAATCCGCCAGCAGCACGGGATCGAACCCCGCCCCCTTGTCCACCCAGGCCTCGCGCGCCGCGCCGCCGTGAACGCGGGCGACCGACCACGCGGCGAAATGCCGATCGTGGTAGGCGGCCATCGTCTCGTCGCGGGGCCAGATCACGGTCATGCGCGCGCTCGTTCGGGCCAGCAGGTCGCTCAGCCCAGACCGCGCGCATAGCACGAAACCGCAGCGCTCGGCGAACGGACCGATTTCGGACAGCGGGATGTCAACCGCCAGCGTGCCAGGAATCTGCGGCAGGACGGGGCCGGCGCGGGAATAGTCGTAGCCCCGGCCGCGGTTGGCGACATTGGTCACGACGGTAAACCCGCGGGCGGTCAGATGTGCGGCGGCGTCCGACCACCACTGGTCGGGCAGCCGGGTGATGGCGGTGTGGGCGAAGGGGGCGAGGAGGACGGTGCGGCGTGACCAATGTCGCCAACCGTCCCAAAGAAAGTTTGTCCACTCCGGCCCCACGATCTCCGCCCCCGGACACCCCAGCACGTCCCGCACCACGTCGGCGACCGTTCCGCCAGGGCTGTGCCGCGCGAGCCAGTCGAGTTCCGAGCCCCGCCAGCAGCCGTGCCACGCGAGCATGCGGCCATCGACGGGACCGCGTTTCAGCGCCTCGATCTCAGCATCCGGCAGCGCCTCGACGCGCAGTTCGTCATAGGCGTGCGGATACAGCCACGCCAGCCCCTCCATCGCTGGCGCACAGGTGACGATGACGCGGTGGTTGCGGCGGACATGCGGCAGCAGGCCGAGCCAGAGGACGTGGTCGCCTATTCCCGAAAAACAAACCAGATGCAGATCAGCCAAGGGATCATTCCGAGTTGCACGCTTTCGCGGAAGCGGCGGTCAAAGCCGCAAAAAGCTGAACGACGTTGCCGGTCCCGCCGCCGTCGACGATGTTATAGTTCTCAGCAAGCCATTCACTAAATGCTTCTGTAAGTGCGTCCACAAAACGCGCACGCAGATCGGGTGGCGGCGTATCGGCGGCTGGATCAGAGGGACGAGTCGGCGGCAGAAAGGGGGTTGGAAGTGCCTTTGGAAGGAGTGAAGTCTGCTGTTGACCGGTTCTTTTCGACACTTGCACATAGGAACGCAAGGGGGCGTTGTGAAAGCGTCTGAATAAGCAAAGTCTTTTATCGCGATTTGTCGTGCGATTGCTTCGGCGCACGTCAGTTGGAGGGCACAATCTTGGCCGTCTGCGCCATTGACTTTTTCAACAATGAACCGACCAGCTTCGTTAAGCCGCGTCAAATTCGTCTCCATGTCATGGCCGTCATATGAGAGGGCGACGACCGCG